ATGACACTTGCAGATGTAAGAGATTATATCGCATCTTTAAACTTAACAAAAGAAGTATACATGGGGAAACTTCCAGATAAACCGGAACAGTCCATAGGAGTTTACAACAGCAAGCATCAGTATCCACCCCACAGAACCCTTGGAGGCCCAGACTGGCAAGGATACGGGATAAAGCACGTAACTTTGCTTGTGCACTGGAATAAGTCGCCCAGAGATACAGAAAAGGCAGCAACAGCCTTATTTGACGCAATAAATGTTGTAAGAGATGCGAAAATAAACGAAACAACAATAAAATTTATACAGACACTTTATGATTTACAAGAGATTGGAACAGATGATGCTGGTGTTTATGAATATGTCATTGAAGCGGCTGTTATTTATGAAAAGGAGGTAAAAAATGAGCGGTAAAGCGACAAATGTATTCCCGGTCTTAGATAATAAGTTCAAGGCGGGAGCAGCGAAAGAATCAGCAACCATGATTGCAGATATGGAAAGTTTTTCAGTGGCGTTTTCAAATGGAGTACAGACATGGACTCCAATGGACCAGGAAGGCTGGCAGAGAGGATTAATGACAGCAAAAGCAATCACAATTACCCTGAGCGGCAAGCGAAACATCGGAGATGCAGGTAATGATTTCGTAGCCGGAAAAGCGTTCAAAAATGGACACGATGCAGAAGGATATTTTGAGTGGGAAATGCCGGACGGAACAAGTATCTCCTGGACAAATGCAATCTATGACGTAAAGAATTGCGGTGGTGGCGGAAGTACCGATGTTGGTCCGTTGGAATTTGACACAATTAGTAACGGAAAACCAACGATTACACCAGCTTTATAGAAAGGAAAACAATGGCAAAAAGAATTGATATTACAGACAAACTGTGTTTTGAAGAAAATCCAGTTTTGGAAATCGGAACATTGGACGTAGAAGTAAAAGCAGATGCGGAAACAATGCTTCGTCTGATGGGAGTGTTCTCAGAGAAGACAGAACTTGAAGCAGTAGGAGAAGCATTAAATCTGATATTTGCACCAGAAGACGTGGAAGCTATTTGCAATCTTGAAAGAAACGGAAGAAAATTGTCCGCAAAATCGTTAATGACAATTGTAGAATCCGCAATGTCTTTGGTAATGGGAGACGAACAGGGAGAGTAGTGACCCGTACTATGATTTGATAGAAGACTTTTCGTTGATTATTTCTTCCTTTCAATCACAGTACGGGATTCGTTTATCCAGAGAACTTTCGGCCGGAATGAAATGGGATGAATTTAGAGACCTCCTGATTGGCCTTGGACCGGATACGGCACTTGGTAGAGTTGTAGCAATCCGGGCAGAAGACAGGAAGGAATATCTTGAAAACTTCACCCCAGAACAACACCGAATCAGAAATGAATGGCAACGGAAGCGAGCAAAATATTTAGCTCAGACAATAACAAAAGAACAGATGAATAATACAATGAACATGTTTAAAACAGCATTTTTAAGCATGGATGGATTAGGAAGTGATTAAAAATTGAAAGAAAGAAGATAAAATGTCCTTACTGTGGACACGAACAAAAAATTCAGTACGCCCCGGATGCAAAATGCCGGGGCGTATTTTTCAAGTGTCAGGCAAGACACTGTAAAAAGATATTTGAGATAAAGATTAATCCGGGCAAGTAGTGCCATGTGCCGATGCCTTTTAAAAAGGTGGTGGTATTATGGCGGCTACAAGCGTAGGCGAGATTGGACTTGACCTGGTCGTAAATCAAAATCAATTTAAAACACAGATGGCAGGAATCACTGGACTTGCTAAAAAAGCCGGTATGGCTTTAGCTGCCGCTTTTTCGATTAAAAAAGTAGTAGATTTCGGAAAGTCTTGTTTAGAACTTGGCTCTGATTTAGCAGAAGTTCAGAATGTAGTTGATGTTACATTTCCGTCTATGACGGCACAAGTTGACAAATTTGCACAGAGTGCAGCTAAAAGCTTTGGATTGTCAGAAACGATGGCAAAACAGTACACTGGTACATTTGGAGCGATGGCGAAAGCTTTTGGTTTTACGGAAAAACAAGCCTATGATATGGGAACCACTCTCACGGGTCTGGCGGGCGATGTGGCATCATTTTACAATATCAGTCAGGATGAAGCCTATACGAAGCTGAAAAGCGTCTTCACAGGTGAGACAGAGTCTTTGAAAGACTTAGGCGTGGTAATGACCCAGAGCGCCTTAGATGCGTATGCGATGGCAAATGGTTTTGGCAAGACAACGGCTCAGATGAGCGAAGCAGAAAAGGTAGCTCTCAGATATGCGTTTGTACAAGATCAGTTGACAGCAGCAACAGGAGATTTTGCAAGGACTTCTGACTCATGGGCGAACCAATGCCGTATCATGAAACTGCAGTTTGATTCCTTGAAGGCCAGTATTGGACAAGGGTTGATTAATTTATTTACCCCTGTCCTTCGCGTTATTAATGCAGTGATTGGAAAGCTTGCTGTATTAGCGAGCGCATTTAAGAGTTTTACAGAACTTATAACAGGAAAAAAATCTAGTGCACAGCAGATAGCGGATGCGGG